GACACGCCGCTGGTCACCCGGGCGCACGGGCTCCGAGAGCCGCGGCGCGCTCGGTCCGAAGCCCGGCAGGCGAAAGTTCTCGCGCATGTCGCCAAGCACCAGCAAGCCGCCGATGCCGATCTGGAAGGCAAGGATCCCGGTCAGCACCCGCCCGATGGACAGGCCCCACATCAGCCGGACTTGCCCTTGAGCTGCGCCACCTCGGCCCCGCCGGCCTCGGTCACCGGCGCGGGTGCCGGCGGGCCCGCTTTCTCGGCGGGCTCGGGGGCCGGCTCCGGCGGGCGGCTATGCACCTCGGGCATGCGCTCGAGATCGGTCTCCACCTCGCGCAGCGCCGACAGTGCCGAGCGCAGCTCGGCCAGCGTCATGCTGTCCTCGACCGGCGAGCCGTCTCGCCCTTCGCGGATCGCCGACTGGGTCACGGCAAGGATCAGCACCAGCACGGCCGGCAGAAGGTCGATGGCGATCGCCCCGGCCCAGGAGGGCACGAAGTTGCGGGCGTAGAGGATGACCGCGTCGGCGGAGGAGACCGGCGTGTAGGTCACCTCGGTGGCGGGCGTCATCGCCATCACCTCGCGTGCCGCCTGTTCCAGCGTCGCCGCACGGCTGGCCAGCGCCTCGAGCACCGAGTCGATGGTGGCGGTCTGGCTGCCGCGGATCGCCTCGGTGCTGCCGTCGAGCTCGGGCAGCACGACCGAGGCCGACAGATCCTGCGCCGCGCGCTGGACCAGGGGCGCCACCGAGAGCTGGCGCAGTTCCGCGATCAGCCCCTGCAACTGGACCGCCGCCTCGGAGAACTCAACCGAGCGCGCCTCGACCGGCCCCGGCTCGACGGTCAGCGCCCGCATCCGCGACAGGATGGTGTTGCCCTGCACGAAGGCATCCTCCACCAGCGGCGTCTGGCGCCCGATCTGTTCCTCGAGCGCCTGCAGCTCGGCCGCCTTCTGACGCAGCACCCGGAACACCGCGCCCTGCCCCGCGAGGCCCGACAGCGTGCCCTGCGCCTCCTGTTCGGAGAGATCCTCGAAGCTCTGCCGCACCCGCGCCACGTCACGCTCCAGCGACTGCGCCGAGAGCGCGATCTCGTGGGTGCGTTCAAGCGAGGCCTGGTAATCCTGCACGGTCTTGGCGAGGTGCTGCTCGACCGCCGCCGAGCCCGCCAGTGCCGCCGCGTTCAGCCACGAGGACATGGCGACGATGGCAAGCGAGCCCAGCGCCATGGCGCCCATCAGGCCCATCCGCGCCCGCGCCGTGCGCACCGCCGGAAACAGCCGCATCAGGTAAGACCAGAACACGAAGATGCCCACCGACACCGCCACCGAATAGGCGATGGCGGCGAAGACCGTCATGCTGCCGTTGTCGTCGAGCAGCGACGACACGCCGAGATAGGTGTAGATCCCCGAGGCCACCGCCAGCACGCCCAGCGCCGTGCCCGAAAAGCTCTCGAGCCAGCTCAGGTGATCCTGCAATTCGCGTGCATGGCGCACGCCGCGTGCCTGCCGGCGGGACATGGCGCTGTCTTCCGTCATCCTCGGGACTCCCTTGACCGCATTCCTCTCCAGTTAGGGAGCGCGCCCGCTCAAGGAAGGGTGACCGGCAGAAAGCTTGCATATGTTCACGGATTGTTCATAAAATGTCCCTATGGAACCCTCCGTCCTCGCCCCTGCCGCCCAGCTCATGCCCGGCCAGTTGCTGGCCCGCGGCGTCTGTCGCCACCTCGCCGCCGGCCACGGTTTCGCGGTGATCGAGGAGTTCATCCCCGAGCGCGGCAAGCGCGTCGACGTGATGGCGCTGGGGCCCAAGGGTGAAATCTGGGTGATCGAGTGCAAGAGCAGCCGCGCGGATTTCATGTCCGACGGCAAGTGGCAGGGCTATCTCGACTGGTGCGACCGCTATTTCTGGGCGGTGGATTCGCAGTTCCCCACCGATCTGCTGCCCGAGGGCACCGGCCTCATCCTGGCCGATGCCTATGACGCCGAGATCCTGCGCATGGGGCCCGAGACCCGGCTTTCCGGCGCCCGGCGCAACGCGCTGATCCGGCGCTTCGCCATCCACGCGGCGCGGCGGCTGCACACGCTGCGCGATCCCGGCGCGATGCTCGACGGGCGGATCTGACCGCCCGCGCCGTGCCTCACCGGCGGGCCTTCATCCGGCGGGCGGCGGCGGCGGCGGCGCGGATCTCTTCCGCGATCTCCTCGGCCTCCTCCGGCTCGAAATCCATCGGCACCTCGAGCTCGCCCGCGCTGATGAACAGGCGCACCATGCCGTGATCGGTCGGCCCGATCTGGAGATTCGCTTCGACGTCGCGTTCGGTATTGATGCCCATGGTCTCGCCCTTTGCCCTATCGATGCCCGGGCGGGTGCCGCTCCGGGTCCTGCCCGCTGCCCCGCCAAAGCGCTGCAACACCGGGGGATCCCGGCGGCAGCGGCATCAAAGCGACCTAGCCCCACGGGTCTTGATTTGCAAGCCGCGAGGTGGAAGCGTCGCGCCATGACCGGAATCGCCCTCACGCCCTACACCCCCGCCGACCGGCCCTGGCTGGTGGAGGCCCACGGGCGCCTCTACGCCGAGGCCGAGGGCTTCGACCAGAGCTTCCCGAGGCTTGTCGACGAGATCCTGCAGGGGTTCGAGGCCGCGCATGATCCCACCTGCGAACACGGCTGGATCGCCCGCGGCGCCGGGCAGCCACTCGGCAGTATCTTTTGCGTGCGGCAGGAAGATGAGACCGCGAAGCTCCGGCTGTTCCTGTTGCTGCCCGAGGCGCGCGGCAAGGGGCTCGGCCAGCGGCTGCTCGACCGGTGCATCGGGTTCGCGCGCGGGGCGGGCTACCGGCGGATGACACTCTGGACCCACGAGAGCCACCGCGCCGCCTGCGCGCTCTACGCCCGCAACGGCTTTTCCTGCCTGCGCTCCACGCCGGTGCAAAACTTCGGCGTCGCCCTTGTCGAGCAGCAGTGGGAACGCCCGCTCTGAGGGCCGGATTTTGGCTTGCAATCCCGGCAGGGCGGCGCTATCTCCCCCCAACGTGCCGCCTTAGCTCAGTAGGTTAGAGCGCTTGATTGTGGATCAAGAGGTCTCCCGTTCGAACCGGGAAGGCGGTACCATTAAAACAGGCACTTAGCCGAAAAATCCAAACATAATGAAACCTTGAAACCCGCAGGGGTAACGCTCGGGTAACGATTAAAGGGGTCTATTCGGCCCATTCGCTCTGTGCGACATGCAGCCACACCGAGACGCCAAATGTCCGAATCGGTGTGTCTCTCACCTCCTCAAGCCCTCGATGCTCGACACATAGATGTAGCACCGCGATAAAGAATCGTGGGGCAACAAATCGGGTACGACATGAGCGACAAACAGAGCGCGAAACTTCCGGCATATGTCAACGTGGGGCTCATGCTCAGCGCCACAGTTAGTTGGCTCCTGACCTGCCTGTTGCTCCTGACTGACGACACCGCAAGCGCTACGGTGGCTCTGGCCATGACCTTTGGCCTACTACTGTTCAGGGTACTCCCGCACCTGGAGACCTTTGAGATCGGCATTCTGAAGGCCAAGCTAAGAGAACGTGTCGAGACCGCAGATAGACTTATTGAAGAGATGCGCGCCATGCTCGGCCCGATGGCACGTCTCTCGTTGGATCAGGCATTCAGCTCGGGTCGCTGGGGAGGCCTTCGCCCAGAGGATCAACTGGGCGCCCTGAAAGAGGTCATCGCGCAAATGAAGCGGCTCGATTCAGATCCTGTTGAGCTTAGGGCCGCGATCCTTTCTGCGCAGGGGTGGATCACCCGTGATATGGGGCAACTCTTTATCAGCGTCCTGGCCAGAGCAGCCGCCCCGTACGTTGATATGGGCTACAAAGAGCAATTTAGCCTTGACGGTACCGGCCCAGAGATTGCCTCTCTTAAGCATTCGCCAGAAAACTTCCCGCTCGTTACCCAAAGGATTTTAGATCGCTATCCCTTCTCGACGGCTGACAAAGAGCGCCTCGCGCGTTTGCGAGCAAACTTTGTGGCAGCCTTCAACAAGCTTGCTCAAGATGACCCAGGCGTTTGATTGCGCCTTTGAACTCAATGACGCTAACGCCTACTTCGCGAAGATCTTCCCGGAGGGGCCAGAGGGACCTTGAACGCCTATTTCGCCAGCCGTACCGCGAGCAGATCCATCAGCCGCTCAAAGCGCGGAGCGTCATCGTCCAGAACTAGCCGGTCCATCGCGAGCAGCCACCGCGCCCGCTCGTCAATGGGGACGCATCGCAGCAGGTGCGCGAGCGTGTCGTCATCTGGGAAGACAAGGCCGCTCCCCGGATCGGCTGGTTCCTGCGCCAGATCCACGAGATAGCCCGCGACGTCCTCGCGTCCGAGCTCGACAAGAGGAAACGCCAGACTGAGGAGGCGTTGCCCGGCCGGGTCCATGTCCTCAATGAAGAACTGAAATTCGGCGGCGAGGCGGTAGTTTTCGGACACTGGTATCCCTTTCGATAACGCGCCCCGACGATACAGGATAAAATCCTTCTATCATAATCGCTTATAGCGACATTGGAGAGGGTGCCCGGCGCGCCTATCCAGGCCGCCGGGCGTGGGGCTTCCTGCCCTTGCGACTGGCTCCAGCGCGAGCTGTGCCAGACTGCGCCGCGTCACCCCTTTCAAGTGTGACCGCGCCATGTCGGGGTTTTCCCACTCGCCGACTAACGGGGATGCTTCGACACCCTCGGTCGGGCGCATCCTGCCCTATCTCGTCATTCTTGCCAGTCGACCAGCTTCAGCGCCTGCGCCGGGTCTACGCCCGCCTCTTTCGCCGCGGCCAGCGCCCCCACGATGGTGGAGAGCGCCCGAGCCCGCCCGCCTGCGTCGAAGGCCTGCAAGGGGCGCATCGTGTCGAGCGCGACCTCGGCCCCGAGCTTTGTGCTCGCCTCTTCGGCGATCAGCGCCGCGAGAGGCTGGAGCGCCCATTGAGCGAGGTGGCGTTGTGCCTCCCGGACCATGGGCCTCGTCACGGATGGGGACAGCATCCCTGGCAGGACACCGAAGGCCGCGAGAATGCCATTGCGCGCCGCGTCGAGCGATTCCTTGGTCATGGCCCCGCTGAGATCCGGTGTAAGGTTGCGCGGTGCCCAGTCCTGCACCGGGGCGGGTCCGCCCGCCGCCGTCACGTTGACGCTTTCCCGCAACAACACCCGGCCCCGACTTCCCCGGAACCGCCGTGCCAGAGTCTCGAGATCCGTCTCGGGCGACTCGGGGAACGGGACCACTTGCGAGCCTAGAGGCGCATTGTCGTAGACCTCGCCAAGAGCCAGCTCCAGCGCGTTCAGCATCCCCGCTGTGAGACGCGCCCGCGAGAGAGGCGCAGAGCCCGCCCACGGGGTCGAGACGTCCACTGAGGCCCGGAAGTGCAGCACCTCAGCCGCAAGCGCTGTCCGGGTCGCTCCGCCGCCTGCGTCGGGGATGCTCAGGCGATAAGCCCGAGGCTCGCCGTTGCGGGTCGAGACTTCCCAGTCGGAAGCCGGGATCAGGCCCATGTCGTCGATGAGCCACACAGCCTCCCCACGGAGCGCCAGAGAGCGCGCTGTGCGGGCAAGTCGCGAGGGCGTCAACAGATCGGTGCCGGTGACGTCCGCGAGGCTCAGACCGCCCTCCCAGAGGCTCACGCAGGTCTGTGCGGTCGCGGTCAGTTCGGCGAGCCCAGAAGCACCCGAGATGTAGGCCTCGCGCGCCGCCATGATCGCCGCCGTGTAGCCGGTGCCGCTGGACCGGGTTTCGGTGTCCGGCACCTTCCGCCGGAATAGATCCATGATCCCCATCTCACGCCCTCCGATACGCGCGCAACAAGTCCGCTGCGCCGCTGTTCTGCAATGCACGGGCAAGCCACGTTGGCGCCCGCTCGGTCTCTTCCCAGAGGTCGCCGAGCTTCATCGCGTAGGAGCTCGCGCCGGGACGGTCCGCGGTCTCGGCCATGTACTCGGCCAGCCGCTTGTAGGCCTCTTCGACCACGTCAGGCACCGAACCGCCGCCCACGCTCGCGGAGATGCGATAGGTCGAGTTCTCCAGCTCCAAGCCGCCGAGTGGGGTCGGGTTTAGTGTCACCTCGGCCCATGAGTAGACCTCCCAGACTTCCACGGTCGAGACGGTCGCGGGCGTTAAGGGGGCGACCCACTCGCCCGGACCTTCCGCAATCCAGACGACGTCACGAGCCGCGAAGCGATGCGCGATGTAGGCTTCTATCCTCGGCCAGATCACATACTTGTCGAGCGCCGCCGCCTCAGTCGAGAGACCGTAAACGGTCGGATAGTTCGCAGCTGCCTCGGTCTGTTTGAGAGTTGTCGCCATGGTCAGGCCCTCCAACGTTGCGCAGGATGCACCCGCCGGGGAAACGCCACGCCACCGCCGGTCACGTCCCAGTTCCGCTCTTCGACTTGAGCGTCGGGATAGGCCGCCGCGGTGACCACCGAGATCTCGAAGAGCAGCGCTTCGAAGATCGTGCGGACCAATGCCATGCCCTCGCGAGGATCTTCCTCGGTCACCTTTTCAGCATTGGGCGCCACCCGCTTCGGCGGAATGCGAAACCCGGGCGAGATCCCGCGGATCAGTCCAGCGCTATAGCCTGCGAAGAAATCGCGAACCCAAGAGGCCTCTTGCAGCTCGGGCGTGATCTCGGCCCGGAAGGTGAGCGCGTCGTCGCCGTCCTTGAGTTCGAGCGTGCCCGAGGCCCGGGACGCGAGCGGCTTGTCGAAACGATGCCCGGACAGCAGCCGGATATCGACGTCCTTGTCTTCGACGTTGTGGGCGAAAGCCCGAGGCGCGAAGACCTCTTTGCGCGGCCGGCCGGTGCGGCCCCCATCGCTGAAGGTCGCACGCGAGTTGTACGGAAAACTGCCCTGGAGGGAGCGCGAACCGCCGCGAGATGCGCGCTCCTCCAGGGTAATGGTCCCGTCTGAAAACCCGGTCAGCATCAGGTATAGATCTCCGACAGGATCTCAAGCTGTGCCGGGCGGGCCACGGTGACGTCGAGCGTTGCCAGCGCCGTGAGGCGAAGACCGCCCGAGGTCGCATCGCTGTACGGGTCTCGGATCAGATCCACCGCGCCCCACTTGCCCACAAAGATCGGGGCCACGCCGCCCGCCGAGGTCGTCAGCAGCGCCGAGACGGACTCGGGCGAGCCCGCGGGATCCGCGAGCCCGTTCGTGGTCATGGCGATGTTCGGCAGGCTCTTCGTCAACCTATCGAACTCGGTCACCGCCGCGCCAGACTCGAACACCGCGTCGTCCATCGCGTCCCACGTTTCGGGGCGGATCATGAGGCGCACCGCCGAAGGCGAGCCCGCAGCGTTCGCGGTCATGAAGCGGACCACCGCCGCCCGGAACGCCCCCCAGGTCGGAGCGGCTCCGATCGTGGTGTCGGTGATGCCGTAGGTCGCGGCCCCGGCGATGACGCCCAGAGGCTCGCCATCCGCCCCGGTGCCGAGGAACACGACGCGGTCCATCTCCACGGCCATCGCCGAGTTGATGTCGCGGCGCACCGCCTGTTCCAGAGCCGCGCCGGATTGCTTCATGCTCTTCCGGCTGAGCTTCATTTGAACGCCAAGGGTCTGGTCAGGGGCCAGCGCCTTGTCGGAGGTCTGGAAGGCCTGAGCGGCACCGACTGCCCCCGTCTCCGAGGTCTGCCAGCCCACCGAGGCCCCTTGGGTCACCACCGGCCATTCGATTTCGCCGTGGTCGATGGAGATCATTTGAGCGCCCATCTGCGCTGCCACCGAGTTCGGGAAAAGCCGGTCGATGATGGGGCGGGTCTGGATCGGGTCGGGCGTCCCGCTGGCGATGGTTTCACCGGCTCGGACTTCGAGCGCTTCCCAAGGCACGGGCACGCCACGGTAACCGCCCCGCTCGCGCAGCTCGGAGACAATCTCCGCCGTCTGCCCGGAGAGCTGGCGCCCTTCGTCCAGTGCGAGCGCGACTTGTCGCATCTCAAAGCGATCCATCATCTCGGACCACTCGCGATCCGATCGGGTCTCCAGCTCGGCCCCGGCCTCCCGACGTTCGGTATCCTCGGCCACCAGGGCGGCGCGGAACCGGGTTTCATTGGTTCGGTATTCGGAGTCGAGGGTGTCCATCTGGCGCACCTCGTCCTCGCTCGGAGTTTCTTTGCCCGCCAGCCCCGCGAGGGTTTGACGGATTTCCGACTGACGCCGGGAGATTTTCACAGAGTCCAACATGCTCATACCTCGTGCTTTGTTGGGTTGGGGTTGCGCTGCATATCGCGCAGCAGGTCGCGCCATTTCTGGCGTTCGGGGGAGAGCTCGGGGTGCCCAGCCTCCAGTCGTGTTTTCTGACCGTGGCAGGTCCCGCAGAGCGTCTGCAGGTTGCCCATCT